AGTCCGATGCCGTAAGTGTCGACCAACCAATCCCGGAAGTCATCATCGCTGATGAGGGCGGTTTCGGTTTTGATCGCTTTGATCACTTTTTCGGCGGTATCGAGCCCAGCAATCCTGGTGAACCACGATTGTTCTTGCAGGGGCGTGTCATCGTACCATTTCAGTCTAGCCTTATGGGTCGAGAAACGCTTCATGAAGTAATTGCAGGCTGTGGGGACGTGCCTGAACTCATAAGCGTAACTCAAGGCTTTACCAGCCATGTACTCGTCGTCGGATATACCTTGGTTCTTGGAGGCCCGGACGTTAAACCTGGCTAAAGCTTTACCAATCTTGGGAATCATGCAAGGGCTGTGACATTTGGTGAAAAGCCGTCTAGAGAGGAAGGTGGCTTGGCCTTCGAGCTCTACAATAAACGGTTTTCCGACCATCCGGAAGTCAGTGATGGTTTGTACCCAGCGAGCGAGGTGCATGCTGCTTGGGATGACGGCGAGTAGATCGTCTCCGAGTATTAGGCATCTACTGGAGTAAACGCCTTGGAACCGGAGGGAGACGATGAAGATCACCATGTTGAACACTGAGTTGCGGAATGTCGTTGCGGTTGTTCCTGTGGGTAGTTGATGCTTTAACCAGGCTTTCAAACCTGATTGCGGGATGTAAATCTCGTACTCTTCTGAGGACTCAAGCATAATGTTGCGAATCCAATCTGGCATTACCAGGATGTCTAGCATGAGGTCGATGAGAGGGGCCACGTCTTCGCATTGTTCCCTGTCGTTTCTTGAAAAGTCACATTCGACTGCATGGGTCAGCAGTTCGTCACGTAACAAATGTGCGACTAGGGTGGTGTCGTTGGCTTTATAACCGAACTTGACGTGATTGCCCAGGACGGTTGTCCCGTTGCCGTCAGCGTCGGTTAAAGCTACGAGGCGTTCCATGGCGATCATCATGGCTGGTCCGGTGATTGCGTTGTGGGCATCGGATCCGACATAGACGGCGCGCGGCCCCCATTCCATGTCGTCCCTCTTGAGCAAGGGTTCCAGTTTGACCATGATGGTCTTGTTCTTGATTTCTCTCATCGTTGCTTCGGGTATGTTCTCCCATGCTGTTTCCATGCGCTGTCTCTTCGGTGGATCGAATTTGGCCAACCAGCGGGCTCGGTCTTGATCGTTCTCGTCCCAGGCTTCAAAAAGCAAGCTGGC